CGCGCTTACCGCGTCCCCGGCGAACATCTCGGGCAAGGGCAACGATCGTGTGACTGTGAATGTGGTGGCGTCTCCGAATGGTGCGACTGGTACCATCACCGCCACCGTAGCTGAAACTACTAAGGCTGTCGCTACGGACAACGGGGATGGTACTTGGGATATTCAGTTTAAGCAGACTGGTACGGGTACCGTCACGTTCAAGGCTGGCGCTGTTCAAACCGTGGTTAACTTCAACATTGCCAGTTAGTGAGCATAAGTAACGCCCGCCACCAGAATTTTAGTGGTAGCGGGCGCAGGAGAGAAAAGGTTCCGAGAAAAGCAACATGATTCATAATATCACACGATTGGAGCAAATATAATGACTACCCCTGTTTTGAGCATCGACACCCGAGAAGCGTTCCGCACCCTCACCGTGAAAATCGACGGCACCGTGTACACCATGCGACCGCTCGGCTCTAAGGATATGCTCACGATCTTGGATAATGCGGAGACAATCGACAAGCTGAGCGCTGGCGTGGCGAACCGTGAGACTTTGGAAACCGCCGAAAAGATTATCTTCCCGCTGGTCGAAAGCCTTATGAGTCCAGCTGATAAATTCTCCGAGTGGGTTGAACAGACCCGTAAGCGTAGCGACCTTGCCTATCAGCGTGCCATGACCGCGTTGTGCGGTCTGATGGCGAAGAACATCACGGTTGACATCAGAGGCGAATAATGAAGTCGTGGGATAGCCTGCTTACTCCCGCCGAACGGGAGGCGATGAAGAATTACAAACAGAAGGAGGCGGCTCGCAAGCCGCTTCCGAGCGTTCATATCCTCGCCGAGCTTGGTGATTTGTATGGGTGGCAGGCTATCCGCGACGTGCTGGAAAACAACGTGTCTCCTTCCCTGATGATGAATCTGATCAGGGAAGGACGCCGTATCCGACGGCGGCGGCTGGCGGAACAATATCTCATGACGTTCGATTGCATCGCCGCCGCGTTCAGCAAGCATGGAGACCGCAGGATTAACACGATTATCGAAAAACTCGGGAAGGACGTGTAATGGCAGACTCGACACTGACCCTAGACGCCGAGATTAATACCGGCGATTGGAACGCTGGCGTTAAGGATATTGAATCGGGTAGCCGTCAGATCGAAGAGTCGGCGCGACAGGCTGATGGAGCGTTGGGTGACGTTGACAAGTCTGCTAGTAAGTCTTCCAGCGGGTTAGGGAAGTTCGGTGTCGTCGCCGGTGCCGTTGGCGGTCTTGTTTCCTCGGGTATCGGTATGGCTGTGGACGCCATCGGTGATCTTACCGGAGACATTATCGAAGCCTCCGACTCTGCGGACAAGTTCAAAAGCACGCTGAACTTCGCAGGACTGGATACGGGTACGATTGACGCGCTCACCGCCAGCACTCAGACTTACGCCGACCAGACTGTTTACAGTATTAGCGATATCCGTAACGTGACCGCTCAGCTTGCCTCGAACGGAGTACAGGGCTTCGACCAACTGGCGGAAGCCGCTGGTAACTTGAACGCTGTCGCCGGTGGTAACGCGCAAACGTTCAGCTCGGTGGGCATGGTGCTTACGCAGACCGCTGGCGCGGGCAAGCTCACCACGGAAAACTGGAACCAGCTAGCCGACGCCATTCCCGGTGCATCCGGCAAACTTCAAGAGGCGATGCTCAAGAACGGGGCTTACACTGGGAACTTCCGCGACGCGATGGAGAAAGGCGAGATCAGCGCGGAGGAATTCAACCAAGCCATAATGGACTTGGGTATGACGGACGCCGCGAAGGAAGCCGCTACCAGCACCAGCACTATTGAAGGTGCGATAGGTAATCTGGAAGCGTCCGTTGTCGGCGTGGGTACGACGATTCTTGACCGGTTCAAAGGCCCGTTGACATCCGGCATCAGCATGTTGGCGCAGAGAATCAGCGGACTTAGCGGCGTGTTTACGGGACTAGTGCAGACTATCGGCCCGATTCTCTCACAAATCGGCACAACGTTCCAGACAGCGTTTCAACCAGTTGTGGGAATGGTGCAATCTCAGTTGCTTCCGGCACTCAAGCCGCTTATGAGTGCCTTACAGAATATAGGCAATGCCATCATGCCTGCAATCCAGCCCATCGCATCAGGGTTAGCTACCGTGGCGAGCAATATCGTGCAAACTATGAGTGTCATCTTAACTGCCGTAACGCCGGTGATTAATAACATCGCTTCGTTGATTCAGGCCGTGCTACCCGCCATCCAATCAGCGTTCCAAATCTGGGGCACTTACATTCAAGGCGTCATCAACGGGGTGTTCCCATTCATCCAGACGGTTGTCACTTCGGTTATGAACGTTGTCAACGCGATAATCAGCACCGTATTGGCCGCGATTAACGGTGATTGGTCCGGGGTATGGGAAGGTATCCAGAATATCGCTTCCAGCGTTTGGAACGGCATCCAAAGTATCGTTTCCGGTGCCATCAATGCAGTGTCAGGCGTCATCTCAAGCGTGCTGAGCGGTATCAGCGGTATTTTCAGCAGTGTATGGAACGGTATTAAGGGCGCGGTAAGCAGTGCATGGAGTGGTATCACCAGTTCTGTCAGCAGTGGCGTAAGCTCGATGATGAATTTCATCACCAGTATCCCAAGCCGTATCATGGGCGTGTTCAGCGGAGCCGGATCATGGTTGCTGAGTGCAGGCCAGAACATTATTCAAGGCTTGATTAACGGCATCACGAACGCCATCGGCGGTGCCATATCTGCGGTCAAGAACGCGGTTAGCGGTATCATCGACGGTGCCAAGAGCCTGCTGGGTATCGCGTCCCCGTCTAAGGTGTTCGACCGTGAGATAGGTCGGATGATTCCTGCTGGTCTTGGCCGTGGCGTATCTGAGAACGAGCGTGCGGCCACTCGTCCGGTGGAAGACATGGTGAATTCTCTTCTACCGTCGTCCATCGTGACGCCCATGCCGGTAGTGTCTAGCCCGGTGCCCATGAACGCGAATAGTGGCCCGCGTGTGAGCGCACCTATCACGGTGAACGCGCTTGACCCGAACGCGGCCGCTCAAGAGACTGTGAGGGTGATTAATTTCCATTACGTGTGACAAGCCGCGCGGGTAGACTGAGGGTATGGCTATCTTTACCCTTGACCCGCGCGACGTTCGCCTGACCCTGAACGGGTTCCCCTTGTATGGGATCGACTCATACGGGTGTGAGTGGCACGTAACGTTTCAGAACGTTTCGGGCTTGTTCGACGGTGTTGGTTCGACCTTGCAGACCAAGGACAAAGCATGGTCGGATGGCTGGTTTAGCAATATTCCAGTGGCTCAGGGTCGCTCGATCAGTGTCGAGGGTCATATTATCGGCAAATGCACGGAAAACTGCATCAACGCTTGGGATGCGTTCAAACGTTCGTTCAACATCACCAGTCAATCGCTTGTCGTGGAGTTGGGGAACATCAGCCGTCAGGTGCAGGTCATGCAATCGTCTTCCGCTCCGCTGGTGGAGTGGGCTGGTGTGAACATTCTCAAATTTAGTATCGGTCTGACCGCTTTGGACCCGTATCTTTACGATACTCAGTCAGTGAGCGGAAAAACCGGGTTGCCGCACACTCAGGGCGGTATGACGTTCCCCTACCATTTCGAGGATATAGACACGGGCAAGGGTTCAATGTGGGTGTGGTCTGAAGCAACCGTGTCGGGTAGAGTGCTCCTTACTAACACGGGTAGTGCTCCGAGTCCGGTGACGATTCGTATCGATGGGCCTGTGGTCAATCCGCAGGTTGAGCATAGTCCTAGCGGGCATATCATGGCGGTCGATCTCAGTCTTGGTGATGGTCATTACATTCTTATTAACGGTGCCACGCATGAGATTCTTGTCGATGGCACCGATCCGGCACGTGGCAGTGTGACCAGACGAGAATGGAGTTACGCGGAGGCCGGGGAGAACATCTGGATGTTCAGCGCCGAGAAACCATCTGATAACGCATGGATGACGGTCACGTTCAACCCGGCTTACATCTAAGGAGGTGCCGGATGCCTTTTATCTCCAACCGATTGCCGCAGTCGAACGGCTTATACTCGGACACTGCGCGTGTATTGTGGCAGCGTTCCGGCTTGCAGTTCGTCGCCGTCACGTTGAACGACGGCACGGTGATAGCCGAACTCCCCGACCTCCAACTAACTCTCTTGACGTACCGGTTCGAGGAAACAACCAGCGAAACAGCCACGCTCCCGTGGCGCAACGCTCCCCGCAATTGGGATGAAGCCACCACACCGTATCAGGTCGCCATACTCCTGTTGCGTGAATCTACCGTCCTGTGGGGCGGTATCGTGGTCAAACGCGAGCGTGCAATGCGCGGAGAAGGATTAACACTGACGTTGGCAACAGTCGAACACTACCTCGATAACGTGTACGTGCAGGATCACACGTACACGAATCGTGACCAGTGCGAGATCGTGGAAGACCTCGTAACCACCACGCTTAAAAACCACCGTTTCAATCTCGTTGTCGAAGCGTCCCCGAGTAGCGTCAAACGTGACCGCACGTATGAGGCGGAAAGCGACAAGACCCTGCTAAGCGTGCTGCAAGAGCTCGCTAACGTGCTGAACGGGCCGGAATGGTGTACATCATGGCGTGCCATCAATGACGGTCATTATGAGCCTGTGATGACGGTAGCCGACCATATCGGCTCCACCACGCCAAGCACCACGTTCG